GATTAGGAACGAAAGCTATTGCTACTAATCGATGAATAAAATAAGGCTTACCTAATCCATCACTAAATAATCTGATGGTTTTATAGCACTTACTGTCTGTTTGTTGTTTTAAAAGTCTCTTACTATTAGCAATACTACCAATTGAAGAGATTTTGTACAACCCCTCGTATCCTTCAATATCTTTCCAAATTTCCATAACAAAAAAAAACTTATAGATCCCCAGTACGAGTGGTTCACTATAAGCCTTGTGATAATATTTTGTTAGTTGTCTCGTACACAACTTTTCTTTAATCATTCAACATGTCAAAGATAACTCTTTAAATTGTGTTATACAACACATTTAGAATATTGACTTAATGAATCCTTAAGATTTTTATTTTCTTCTCTTAGTTTTTCAATTTGCTTTTCTAAATTCTTAAATGCTTGACGTTTTGGATTCTTTCGCCATTCGATAGTCATTTCTGATATAGTATTGGCATAATTCAAGCGTCTTTCAATCTCTTTGCTTAAATCAGACTTAACACTGTTGATTGTATCCATGAGTCTGACATTTTCATCTAATGTAGATTGCAAATCTTTTGTCAACTTCTTATTGTTGATAATTAAATCCTTTATAGTTTCGGCCTGATTACATCCAGTCTCAACACTATCTTGATATGCTTTCTCGCAGTCTGATAATGCCTCTTTAACAAGCTTAATCTCTTTCTCTAATTCATCAATCCGATTATTTTTCTGAATGAATTCGGTTGCATTCTCAACTCCGTACTTTCTAACCATATCAGCAAGTGATTCGCCAGCTACAAATGCTTCGAATCCTTTTATGGTAATTTCCTCTACGTATTCTTTTGTGAATCCCAACTTCTTACACGCTTCATCCATCTTCTTATGCGCCTCCTGAGCTTCGAAAGCTTCTTTTGTTCTACCTTGATTAATAACAAATAAGATACTGAAACTTGATGCTGTGGTTTCACTCTTCCACATATTTTTACCATCAAACTTTATCTTTACAATCCCATCATTACAGCTCTGAACATACTCAGGAATCTTAATAAGTTTCGAACCTGTCCAATAGTAGCCTTTGGTGTGTTCTTCTTCAATACGTTTTTTTATTTCTGACTCATTCGCCTTTACCATCTTTGTTGTGTCTAAGTAATTACATAAAGTAAAGCTTGTGGCGCTGGTGATATTGTATACGCTACCAGTATTTGTCTCTGTATTCCAATCTTTTATTCGGTGCGACCAATCTCCATTATCACCAAAAACGTAAATATCCCCATCCTTCGGAACTTCAACACTTAAGATCTCTTTTAATCTTGACAAGTCTTGGGGCATTGACAGAACAGCATAATCATGATTATCACTACCTAGATTGTACCAATAATAAAAACCAATCTTCTCGTTATTGTATTTACATTCTTTTTCGTCAAAAACTATGTATTTAGCTTTGTGTTCTGGATTGTCAAAACATCTAGAATCTTTTCTTTTCTCAACGTACTGTCCAGCATTCCTAATCAAATCAAGAGCAATCTTAACACTTGCCCAATTAGCTTCACTGTACTTAATTGCAAATTTAGGTAATGTTTTCATAGTTAATTAAAGTTTTGTCTTAGTTCGAATGTTACTTTTCCACCTTTATTTTTAATAATCAATTGCTGATCTTCTTGCAGTTCGTCAAGCTCTAATGTGTGTTCCGGCTTACTGACTTCAATACTAGCCATCACTTGAATGAAATCTTGGTAACTCAAATCCTTCTCATTCACATCTTTGTGATAGAACGTGATTTTCGGCTCTCCACCAATTACTAAAGTGAATAACGCATTTATCCATCGGCCATCTAAAATACCTTGGAGCTGCCATGATATCGGAATTATCTCATTCGACTCATCCAGCTCTATTATATCCTTAGCACCTTTTTCTTTTAGGCATTCTAAAAATAAGGCTCTTGCTTCTTCTAGTTGTTTTTTATAATCCATCTTGTTCTTGTTTTAATAGTTCATCAGTGAATCTTAAGGCAACGCCTACATTATGCTTCATGTCGGCAACTCCTTTAACTCCAATTATTGACGACAATAAATCTTTAGCTATAAGTAATCGCGTTGACATCCCTTCATTTCTCCAATCATAAGCATCAACTTGAATAGCTGTTTTTGATTTCTCGTTTGATTTTCCTGCAAACGCTGGCTCATGTCCTAATTTATTTTCTTTACTCATCTCTTTATTTTTAAGTACACCCAAATTTAACTCTAATGATTTGCATTAGGAATTTATCTAGGGTGTTGTTCAACATGTTTGCAATTCACTAACGCGTACCACATTCCTTTTTTATCATAGCACACTTCAGTTTTTTCATTTATTCGTGCAATTTCAAAAATAAATCCTTTACAATAATCCACCTTGTCACCAATTGAAAATTCCATAGTCTTAATTCTTAAATATTGGTTTGTTTAATTCTTCTCTCATCTTAATCTTACATCTTATGATGTTGATTGCATAGCCCAATAATAAGTTATCATTCTTTGGTTCATCTGGCTTTGCTATTACAATGTCTAATATTGGCGTTTCCATGATTAGATTATTTACTTGTTAGTTCTACGAATTTTTTAAATGATCCTCTAGGTATGAACCTTAAATCATTAATCATACTGAATGTATCGTTTGAATGAATGGTTAATCCACCAACACCTGACATTGCATGTAATACCTTGTATTTAATATCGCTTTCCGAGTAGTCCTCATCCCCAAACTCACTCTTGTAAGCCTCAATCATAAATATACTACTACCACTTAAGCTACCTTTTTCTTTAATCCTATAACACCTGCAACCATCATCTGATATCCAAATACACATTGTATAATAGTAGTTTTTTATGTGATCCGTAAGCTCATATTCTCCTACTGGTAAGTTAAATAAATCTCTCTTTCTCATAGTTTCAATTATTTATAATTAGTTTCTGCTCCAAATTCTATTAGCAATAAACACATAATTCCAAAGTTTGGATTTTTTGGCTTCTCAGTCAGTCCGCTTTCTATCTGGATGCTCTCGAATAGATTAGCACCCCATCCTATCTTGTACTTTCCATCTTCACTCTTGTCTGGACATATAACAATGTTTTCGCCAATCTGAATGCCAATATACTCAAACCCTTTTCTTGGGGCATTGATTGCTTTATTCTTATTAATAGGGTTATTAACGCATTTAACTCTTGTATATTCTGTCATGGCTTCTAGCTGTTAGTTTGTATCTATTCATGTATAGTTCTTACCCACTCAAGAGTTAATAAATTACATTTAACAAAGTCATACTCATAACAATCATGACCGTCACCCCTGTATTTGTAATGAAGAACATGGCACGGATTACATGTATCCTCTTCAATTGTTGCGGTGTATTGAAACACTCCTTCGAAATAAGCATTAACCACGTCGCCCTGATATAGTATTCTACCGTTCTTGTCTTCAATATCAACACATCTACCTACCGTTTTTGCATCAACACGAATTACATTATCAAAACAAACACGAACAGGATCATTACTATAAGCATAATGCCCATTAATAATAAACGATTCTTTATCTCCTGATTTATCGCCGTAATTATTCCTAACGGATTCGATTAAAAACCCTTCGATTAGTTCGCGATTATCTATTCTTTTAGCTCTTACTTTTTTCATAGTTTCTAATTATTAGTTTGTATTAACAAAAATAAAGATTCGAGCCGTTAAACCCGAATCTTTAAGTATGTTATGTAGCATGTTTGGTTAAAAAGGCAAATCATCTTCTTCTGGAGCTGGTGGCATGTCAGCCGCATTAAATTCTGGACTTGCAGTCGCTTGCATCTTTTCAATTCTCCAGGCTTCTAGATTACTGAAGTAATTTACCTTGCCGTCTTTCTCCCATTTTCTGCCCTTGATATTAAAACTAACCTTTATAGTCTCGTTAATACTTACAGTCTCTAATAGATCACATCTGTCCTGTGTGAGCTGGAATTTAATGAAGTCGTTCCATTTTTCATTTCTTTCATTTACCACTTCAATTACAAACTCTCTTTTCTTAAACTTATCAGACACTTGTTTGGTATCTTCCTTTAAAATTACTTTTCCCGTGATTTCAAAATTGCTCATTGAATTTTCTTTTGTGTCTGTATTTTCAGACTGTTTATTACTTGGTTTATTTTCTACTGGCTTATTAAATTCTTTTATTTGTTCTTCGGTTGGTTGTATGTTGTGTTGCTCTTTGCAGTAAGGGCAGAATCTACCAACTCTTTTAAAGTCGTATGAGCAACCACATGATTTGCAAGTGCAAGGCTCTCTGAAATTACCACCTCTTAGCGATCCGCTACTGTGCTGCATTCCATAGTTTCTTTTATATCTATCACCCATCTTGTTTTTCAGTTTCCACCACCTCTTCTAAAGGCAGTTGGTTAGTAATTGCTTCTTGTTCACGTATCTCTAAAAACTCGTATCTATTACTCATCCTCTTTAGTGTTAGGTTCTGGTTCCGTCTCGGACTTTAACGCTTCACCTTTTTCAGAAACAGCTTGTTTGTAATCTTCATTCTTATGTAGTTTTACATTAGACTTCCAATGAGCCGTCAAATCCTCGACAGTTGAAATGTCAATAAGATCATTCATTGCATCTTTTAATTCAACCTCTAATTCAGCTTTCAACATTTCAGTGCCGATGATTTGAGGATAAGGATTAACACCCTCTATCACTTTAATTTCATCCTTAAGAGCATCTCTTCTTTTGGCTTCGTATTGGGGTGTTCTTTGTGTATACAAACAAACCTCTTTACCACCGTAGGCTTTCGTCTTGTCAATTCCTTTCCCCTCTTTAAATGTCGTTTTATAATTGACGAAAAATACATTATGTGCCCATTGGCGAAGCGTGGCGGCTGCTTTCTTACCCATATCCATTCCGTAATAATCGTAAGCCCCACCAATAGGATCGTTAAATGATTTCACAACACTGTGAGCTATCATAACCACATTAAGTCCGGACTTCATTAATCTTTCAAACAACGGAGTCACCTCGTCATCGAAAAAAGCTTTTACTCTTTGATCGCCCTTACCGTACCCATACAACCTATGGTCTGTAATACTATCAGCTTTATCTAATCTGACAACCTCGGTTATGACAATCTTCTCAAGCCAGTCTACCGTATCAATAACTACAGACTCAAATTCTTCAAATCCATCTTTCTTAGATAGAATCATACCAATGGCCTGATTAAACTCAATCCATGTTCTTGCGCGCAATCTAGCAACATCTAGTTTATCTGTCGAACCTTCGCAGTCGATAAATATTGCATTCGGATAAGTGGATCCTAAGCTTGTTTTTCCAACACCCTCAACTCCGTGAATCAAGTCTTTTGATGGTCCTATCTGCACTCCTGTTTCTAATTTCATAGTATTTAGTTTAAATTTTATAAA